CCGTACAAGAAATAAAACGTGAGCTAGCTGAATTAACTAGGGAGTTACAAACAAAAGGTGATGATGTTACTATTAAAAAATTAGAACACGAATTAAAGCGTTTACAGAAACTAGGCGGCTTCGAAGCAATTGTACCATCAGAAGGAGTTGTATTTGTATACGGCGGACATACATATAAATTAACAGGCGCATTTGCACCAATTAATCAGATACTAGGAGTATTGAAATATACACGATAACATATTTATATAAAAAAAGATAAGGCCCATCACATGGAAAAACACAAAAGCAAGTATAAAAAACCAGAAAATAAAAAACCTACTTACCGTAAAGATCTTAAAGATTATACGTTAGATGACAAAGAAGGCAAATTAAACCCAAAAACTACTGGAGATAAACAACTTAATGTTTTGCGTAAAACTGATAAAGTAATGCAAGATGATGGTAAAATGTATCCAACATATAACGATGATGATCGATTATATAAAGATATTGAAGATGGTGATTATGATCCAAAGACAGCAGCAAAGCGATTAAAAAAACGTCAAGATACTGAAGAAAAACAAGTTACTGATGTTCTTAAAGATAAAATAGAAAATTTAACTAGGGAAGGAAAAGAACGTTTAGTTAGAGAATATATACGTAGAAAAATAGTTAAACTATTAAAAGAACAACCAACACCTGCACCAGAAGAACCTGTTGAAGAACCAGTAGACCCCGCAGCCGCGCCTGCTGATCCTGCTCCAGAAGCCCCGGCTGATCCTGCAGCTCCAGCACCCGAAGCACCAGCTCCTGATGCCGCAACTCCAGCACCTGCACCAGCAGTCGCTCCGACAGACGCACCAACACCTGATGCGCCGGCGCAACCAAGTGAATTAGATCCTGCAGCAAAAGAAGTATTATCAATTGAAAGATTTGCAAAATATTTACATTCAGAAACTGGAAATATTTCTAGAATAAAGTCGTTAACAAAAGTATTTAACTCGGTATTCAAAGAAGCTGAACCAGAAGATGTTCATAATTTTTATAAAATGTTAAGAACATTATCATTAAAAAAATTAGCAAGTTCACAAGCACCGGAGAATAAATCTATAAAATAAAAAAGTATGTCTAAAAAGTTACAAAATGTTAAAGCCGTTCAACAAATGTTGGATGGTAGTCATAAATTCCAAACTAAAAAAACAACGGGATTCAGTGATGCAAAATTAGTTGCACAGAAAAATGAACGTCATGAAATTGGCGACACTTGGGAAGAAACTGATGCAACTGGCAATATATTTGTTATAGAACAGAGAGATGGGTTTCGAATTAGAAAAACAAAAAATTCAGAAATATTTCAAGAACTTCGAGATGATTTAAAATCATTTCCTAATTGTAGAAAAGAAATATGCACTTGTCCTGGAACACATCGACTTGATAAAAAAATGCAAGTAATTCATAAAATGTGTTTTGATTGCGTAATTGACATGGAACACGAAATGACAAAAGCTGGTACATATGAAGAATATTCTAAAAATAAAATTCGCGAAAATGCATTAGATTGGTTAGCAGCAGCTGAACGAGATGTATCCATGTTAAAACAAACATACACTCAAGCAGCTGAATTTGTTACAAATAGTGATGGTGCATTAGAAACATGGGGTGCAAAAATGACACCAACTGAATTTGAAGAAACAGTACAAGCCCAATTTAATAAATTTAAAGAAAACTTTTTAAAAAACTTAGACGGAGAATCAAATGAAAACAATTAAATTGTATTGGAAATGGATAGTTGCTGGAATAGTAGCACTATTAGGTATATTAGCGGTTACACAATCGAAACGTACTAATAAAAAATTAGAAAAAACTGCAAAACAAATTGATGATAATAATCAACAAATTGATGTAATAAAAGGAAAAACAGAAATTATTGATGATAATCGATCAAAGATAAAAAAAGAAATTACCAAACAAAAAACAGATATAAGTGCATTAGAACAACAAAAAGAAAATATAACAATCGGGCCCGTTAAAATTAATGATGCAAAAGAAAATATTTTAAATAAAACGTCACGCGGAAGGAAACCAAAAAAATGAAACAGTTATTAATACTATTATTATTCCCGAGTTTTATATTTTCACAGAAAATAACTCCAGATACCTGTTTTACGCAACAACAACTAGTTGATATATCATTTACGTTAGATTCATTATGGTCAGCAGATGATATTAACAACACATTAATATCTGAGTATAAAATATTAATAATACAACAAGAGTCTTTACTTAAATTAGATTCATTACAATTACAATATAAAGATCAACAAATTAAATTGTTACAAGAAAATATAGAAATATACATACAACGAGAACGATATCTTAAACCAAAATGGTATGATAAAAAAGGCCTTTGGTTCGGCGCCGGTATTTTTGCAACATTGGGATCTGGAATATTAATCAATCAATTATTAAAATAATATGACTCAAAATATAAAACAGATTATTCAACAACAGTACACGATGTGTGCTAAAGATCCTGTTTTTTTTATGAAACAATATTGTTATATCCAACATCCAAAGCGCGGAAAAATTAAATTTAATTTATTTCCATTCCAAGAAGATTCATTAACTGATTTACGTGATAATCGATATAGTGTTATACTTAAATCAAGGCAGCTAGGAATATCAACACTGTCAGCTGGATTTGCACTATGGAGCATGTTATTTAATCAAGACTTCAATGTACTAGTTATTGCAACAACACAAGAAGTAGCAAAAAACCTAGTAACTAAGGTGCGTGTAATGCATGACAATTTACCTAGTTGGTTAAAGGGTACAATTGAAGCAGACAATAAATTATCTCTTAAATTTAAAAATGGCTCACAAATTAAAGCAGTATCATCTGCCACAACGGGAGCACGTTCAGAAGCATTATCATTGCTTATTATAGATGAAGCAGCATTCATTCGCAACATTGAAGAAATTTGGATAGCATCGCAAGCAACATTATCAACGGGTGGTGGAGCTATAGTTTTGTCTACACCAAACGGAGTAGGTAACTGGTTTCATCAAACATGGGCAGAAGCTGAAGCAGAGATAAACGGCTTCCATACAATTAAATTGAATTGGGAACTACATCCGGAGCGTGACCAATCATGGCGCGACCAACAAACACAACTATTAGGCGAAAGAGGTGCGGCACAAGAATGTGATTGCGATTTCATTAGTTCAGGTCACACTGTTGTTGATGGTGCTATATTAATGGAATTTGATGAAAAATGTATAGATCCAATTGAAAAGCGAGGCTTCGACAATGCGTATTGGATATGGGAATATCCGGACTATGCTAAAGATTATTTAGTTGTAGCTGACGTTGCGCGAGGTGATGGTGGTGACTGGTCTACATTCCATGTTATTGATGTACAAGATGTACGACAGGTTGCAGAGTATAAAGGCAAACTACCACCGAAAGATTTTGGTAATATGCTTGTAACAGTTGCAACTGAATGGAACAATGCATTGCTAGCAATTGAAAATGCCAATATTGGATGGGCTGCAATACAGCCGGCATTAGACAGAAATTACGAAAATATATTTTATACATATAAAGATGACGGATACGTTGATACGGATGTACAATTGAAAAAAGGTTATGATATGAAAGATAAGAGCCAAATGGTTCCTGGAGTATCAACTACAACTCGTACAAGACCATTAATGATATCAGCACTAGAAATGTATATGAGAGAGCGAACACCGGTAATTAGAAGCAAACGATTGATTCAAGAATTGTTTGTATTTATTTGGTTAAATGGCAAAGCTCAATCACAAAGTGGATACAATGATGACTTAGTTATGGCATTCTGTATCGGGTTATGGTTACGTGATACATCACTCAAGTTAAGACAACAAGGCATTGAATTAACTAAACGGTCATTATCACAATTTCAAAAAACAGATCCAGTTATATATACAGGCAAAGCATCATCACAAACAGATGGGTGGAATTGGAATAATGGATATAATGATGAAGATTTAACGTGGCTTATACGTTAAATTAGCATAGGTTCTGTAACTAGTTATATTTATATTAAAATAAATTAAATTATGGCGTCTCTAAGAAAACGTTTAAAGAATCTTTTTAGCACGAATGTTATTGTTCGTTCATACGGTAAAGATAAATTACGAGTAGTAGATACAAATCGATTACAATCGGTTGGTAATTTAACTCAAACAAAAATAGCAGACCGATATACAAGAATGCACGGTGCTAATAGGCATATGGCCGGAGGTATGGGTGGATATGATTCTAACTATTATATGCATCAAAATCGTATGCAGTTATATACTGATTACGAAATGATGGATAAAGATCCTATTATATCGTCAGCATTAGACATATATTCGGATGAATCAACACTAGCAGATCAATTTGGCGATATTTTAACAATTAAAACATCTAAAACACAAATACAAAAAATACTTTATAATTTATTTTATGATATTTTAAATATTGATTTCAATTTATGGACATGGATTCGTAACATGACCAAATATGGAGATTTCTTTTTAAAATTAGATATTGCTGAAAATATTGGTATATTGAATGCAAGACCATTTTCTAGTTATGAAATTGAACGATTTGAAGAATATGATGAAGCTACCGGAGAATATAAAATTACATTTAAACATGTAGGCTCTCCAAATTTTCCATATGATGTATTTGAAGTAGCACATTTCCGTATGTTATCAGATTCTAACTTTTTACCATATGGTAGATCAATGTTAGAAGGTGCACGTAAAGAATTTCAAAAATTAATGATGTTAGAAGATGCAATGCTTATTCATAGAATTATGCGTGCACCTGAAAAACGTATTTTTAAAATTGATATTGGTAATATTCCAACAAATGAAGTAGATTCATTCATGGAACAAATTATCACTAAAATGAAAAAAATTCCACACATTGATTCACAAACAGGTAATTATAATCTTAAATTTAATCTTAACAACATGTTAGAAGATTATTATTTACCAGTTCGAGGAGGACAATCATCCACATCAATTGATACGTTGCCTGGAATGACATTTACTGGAATTGAAGATATCGATTATGTTAAACATAAAATGATGGCTGCACTTAAAATACCTAAACCATTTTTAGGATATAGTGAAGCAGTAGAAGGTAAAACTACATTAGCATCGATGGATATTCGATTTGCTAGAACAATTGAACGTATTCAAAAAATTGTTGTATCAGAATTAACTAAGATTGCAATTGTACATTTATATGCACAAGGGTTCGAAGGAGAAGATTTAATTGGATTTGAATTAGAATTAACATCGCCATCAATTATTTATGATCAACAAAAAGTTGCATTAATGAATGAAAAGATAACGTTAGCTAATGCAATGAAAGATTCAAAATTAGTTTCTGACAGATACGTATATGAATATATTTTTAATATGTCAGAAGAACAATGGCTACAAGAACGCAATGATGTAGTAGAAGATCTTAAATTGAGATTCCGACAAAATCAAATCGAACAAGAAGGAAATGATCCAGCAATCACCGGTGTTTCATTTGGTACGCCACATGATTTAGCGACCGTTCATATGTCATCAAATGAAGTAGAAATAAAAGATAAAGGTGGTCGACCTAAAGAAGGAATTAAAGCTGGCCAGCATAAAAATGAATTTGGATGGGATCCTACCGGTAAGAAAGAAATAGATCAAGCATTTTCAATAAAAAATCAAAACACAACATTTTCTCCTGATAGTAGAGCCCAGAAAAAAATTAAATCAGCAACAACAGAAAGTCGACATAATATATTAAAATACTTAAAAAATAAAAGTCCAGAAATACTTTTAGAATCATTAAAATCAAACAAATTAACTCAAACCGATTTAGATGCGGGGACAATGTTAGATGAAAACAACATTTTATAAAAAACAACATATTTATACTAAATATTTAAATGGTCAACCAATATGAAGAAATTAAAACATTCAAAATACAAGAATACAGCAATTCTTTTTGAAATGTTAGTGCGTAAATTAACGTCAGAAACATTATCTTCTAATAAAACTGTAACTGCGGATTTAATCAAAAAGTACTTTGGAAAAAATACTGAATTATCAAAAGAATTATATTTGTATAATACATTATTAAAAGAGCAGTTTAAAAGTGAAGCGCAAGGGTTGGATTATATCCGAACAGTAAAATTATCATATGCGAAACTTAATCAATCAGCATTAAAACGTCAACGTTATAATTTAGTAAAAGAAATTTCTGAAAAATTTATATTTGCAAACATGTCGAAAATGCACATTACTAATTATAAAGTATTAGCATCGGTATACATGTTATTTGAATATGATGAAACAGATAATGTAAAACAATTGTTAGAATGTAAGAATGTTATATTACAAAATAATTTAATTACAAGTCGCGTTAAAGTGATAAAAGATCCATTAATGGAACAATATGAAGCGCAACCAAAAGATATTCGACTTCTAACATATAAATTATTAGTAGATAAATTTAATGATAAATACGCCGGATTAGATAATTCACAAAAACAACTTTTAAACAAGTATATTGTAAATGTTAATGATACTGAATCATTAAAGGAATATATACAAACAGTAATTCCGACAATAAAAACTCAGTTATCAGAACAAGTAAAATATATTACCGATAAAGTAACTAAAATTAAAGTAGAAAAATTATCTGAAATGTTATGTACAGTTGAAAACATGAAAACAATTAAAGAATCACACGTATTATCATTATTACGATATTTTGATTTAATTCGAGAATTACAAGGAATGCACGAATGAAATCATTAATAACTGAAATGTCGAAACAATTTCATAAAATTGAATCTGAATTTTGTGATTCGTGTGATAGGCCTAAATCTAATTGCGGATGCGATGAAGAATTAGACGAACAAAATGTAACAGGTGCGATTGCTGGATATAACACCCCAAATGCATTTACTTCAGAAAAGAATTTTAAAAAGAAAAAATTCAAATATGAAAATGTAAATACTCCGCCGTCTTATAAATTTGACAGTCTACATGAACCAGAATCAGATGAAGAAGATCAGTCAGATAAAAATTTTGCAGCAGGCCCAAATTCATCATGGCATAAAGAAGCTGCAGAATATCCAACCGATGACCGAAAATTAGAACCTGTTAGTCACATGTATAATAAAGTTCAAGAAGCAATGGATAGCAAATATGAAGCTATTATTGAATCATATCGTAAATTTACTACGGATGATGCAACAACATCTCCTGAACAAAAAGTTAAAAAAACAATTCGTGAGGTATCAAAACGACTTCAGGAAATAGAACAACTAGTAACATATAGTTCTCGTTTAAAAACTGAATCAGGATTATCTAGAGATGGATATGGAACATCAGTAAATGAAGCATTAACAAAAATATCAGAACGATTAACAAAAATAGCAGAACGTGTGAGAGCATTAGGAGAATGATATGTCAAAACAACTAATATTAGAATATATGCCGTTTAAGCCAATTGGTTCATTATCAGAATCATCAGGCGCAGCTTTTGGCGTACCAGGAGGTTTTGTAGTACAAGGAATTTTGCAACGAGCTAGCGCAAAAAATCAAAACGGCAGAATATATCCTAGAAATATTTTAGAAAGAGAATGTAAACGATATCAACAAGAATATATCGATCAACATAGAGCATTAGGCGAATTAGATCACCCAGAATCATCAGTAGTCAATTTAAATAACGTTTCACATAACGTGCTTAAAATTTGGTGGAAGGGTGATGATTTATGTGGAGCAGTACAAATTCTAGAAACACCGTCGGGCAAGATTCTTAAAGAACTTTTTAAAGCTGGAATTACTTTGGGTATTTCAAGCCGCGGATTAGGTTCTGTTAAAGAATTACGCAGTGAGGGCGTTGTAGAAGTTCAAGAAGACTTTGAATTAATATGTTGGGACTTCGTATCTAATCCTTCTACGCAGGGGGCATTTATGCGTCCTACGCACATGAATGAATCAACTAATAAACAAACCACCAATAACAAATATAATAAAGTAAACGGCATTATTACATCGATTTTATGTGATGATGGCAAATGTAGGATATAATTATGAGAACACCAAATTTAAAATTTATACTAGAATCCATTCTAGAGTCAGATACACCTACTCCAATGACGCGAGAAGAAAAACAAAACTTTATGCAAGAAATAGCAAATTTTTCAGCATTAGGAGAATCTGTTTATGGAAAAGGTGATTTAGAACGTACTTGTGAACGTGTTAAAACCATAGTTGAAAACGCAGATCGTATAATGACGGAAAGTGATGATTGGCTGTCTAATGTTGCACATAAAAAAGGCAATAAACGTATGCATGAAGATTATAGAGACTTCCAAGATGCAGCTACTACATTAAAAGAAGCCCAAGATAGAATGGCGATGGCCTATGAAAATATTGGACAACATTTAAATCGTTATTTTGATGTTAATTAATTTGGATAATTGAAAAAATATTATTATAATATATAGGTAAATGATGAATAACATAAAGAAATTATATAAGCAATTTTTCGGATACAGATTGAATGAGTCTGATTTAAATCAAAAAGAAATCGACGAAGCTCAACTAGTTAATAATTTAACAGATTATCAAGGCGGGGTTGAATATGTAGTTCGCGATCCACAAATAGCACAAGGTGTTTTAGATGAAATTCGTCAGTGGTCACAAAAAAAAGGGTTTACTATTATTAAAAGTATATTATCAAAAACAGGACGTATTGGATATATCTATTATAGATTAGGCGAAGACCCTGCATTAGAGTCTCAAAAGTTACAAGGATACCTAGCACAAAAGCCAGAACTTAAACATTTTAGATTTAAAGTTCGTCCTGAAAAAAATCCAACAGCAGCACCAACACAATCGCCGACACCGACACGTAATCCGCAAAGAAATATTTAAACCAGTTATATGACAAAAAAACAAAAACAACACCAAACAATTGTTCCCGGAAATGCATTAGCAGTTAATGTAGTAGGTACCGCGCGTGAAGATTTAGCATTTGCCTTAAAGGCATGGAAACGAAAAGTTAAAAATTCAGAAGTTCTAGAACAAACTAAAGCACGTAAAGAATTTATTAAACCTAGTGTCAAAAAACGAAAACAATTAATTGCTGCAAAGTTTATGCAAAAAGTTAGAGACTCGCACGCAATTTAAAATTTTATATAACACAATTAAAAGTCCTAGCAGAAATGTTAGGACTTTTTTACTGGTTTTTCAAACAATGCTATATTTATTGTAAATACACTATTTTTCTATATATAGT